GAATCTTCCAATGAAAATTCAATTTTCTTAAGTTTTGATATGAATGGTCTATTAGTTAATGCACCTCCAAGAATTGTTGGGCCATGAGATTCTCCTGTTTCTGGATCAACATAGTCATCAGAATATTCAGTACTAAAATAACCAAAGCTTTTCTTTTCAATACTCTTCTTACCTTTTTCAGTAAGTTCTGTAGTGCCAATGAGAACACCATTTTCAACTTTGAGTTCTTTGAGCCACCCTGATGCATCCTCAGCTTTGTGATTCCAGTCAAAGCTGATTTCTCTACCAACAACATTATTTTCAAAATTATCTTTCATGGCCTCAAGCATTTCTTCAGTAATATCAAGATCTCCGTAGATTTTATGGTTGAATTTTCCAACTCTAATCATCTCAATATCAACCAAATCCTCCAATTCAACAATTAAATCATCATCAATTTTAGACATACTGAAGAAGCGATTTCCATCATAATCTTTATCTTGAAATTTTCTCTTCCTCATAAATTCACTCCTTTTACACTAATTTTGCTATCAAACAACTTTCAGACTTCTTTTCTTTTGAACAATGTTTGGCTAAAAGAGATTTTGCTTTAGCAGCAATTGTTGGACTTTTTTTACCACTCCTTGCTCCTCTGGCTGCATTATAAGCAGCTTGCAACCCACCACAACTAATTGTTCCATCTGAACTCTTATAAGGATACTTCTTATTCTTTGGATCCAAAAAATGATTAGAAGGAACATTTTTACGTTTGGCGGGAGCAGTCCATAAAAACAAAGCATCTGTTTCCTCCAAAAATTTTCTATATTCATATTCTTCCAAATCAAACATGCTCTGATCTTTTGGAGGGTCATAACCAGAACTAGCAAGTTTCAAATCATCTGGTAATTTCTCATCCAAATCACTATCCCATTCATCATACCAATGACCCGTCCCATTATCTATTAAAATTTTAACAATAGCCTTATGTAATTCTTCTAGTTGTTGTTCACTATACCCCTTCATACCTTCTTCACCAACAAGAAGAATCATCGCCTTTCTCATTTTATATAAATAATGAATGTCATTGTGATCTTTTCTGGTTGCATGACTTAATATGACAACAGAAGAGCTGCCATCCTCAAATGAACGTTTATTTAATAATTTAAACATAATGCACCACCTTAGTCTTCTTCATATGCATACGAAATCCCAAGATTATGTCCACTCAAATCAGTTAAATAGGTTATTGTATCATCTGATATTGAATAATCAGTATCCTCTACCAACCCAGTCAATGTGTTATTTGTTCCAAAAGCAGTAGGTATGGAAAAAAACTGAAAAATTCCATCATCTATTGGAGTTTGAGCCAAAGTTTTTGTTGCACCACTTGTATCGCCAACAAAAAATTCAGATGTTATCTGAAATGGCCCAACTGTCTTAGGAGCAGCATCACTACTCATAGCTCCCATCTGTTTTAGTTCCCTCATAAGAGGGTAATTTACACTTGCATTAATCGCCATAATTATTCCTCCTTCTTAAAAATATCATTCTTGTTTTTTAACAGGAGTTCTCTTAATCTCCTTACTCTTATTATTAGTTCTATCATTTATATCAGTATTATCAGCATTATTATTTCCATCTTTATTACCTATGTTTCTAGTATTATCAACAACACCTGTATCTGTATATTCCTCAGCAACAGCAGCGACTGGAATTCCCAAAATGTCACTCATTTGTTCTAAACTTGGAAGAACATTTGGTGTCTTACCATCCTTTATCCAAGAATTCATATTTCTAATAATTTCAACCATTATTTCTTTCAAAATACGACGTCTATCATATTGTATCTTTTCAACTTTAAAATAACATGGAACAACTTTTTTGGGGTTAAAATTAAATTGAATTAGAGGGGGGATTATTTGTTCATTAATAGAATCTGCTAATTGGCTTGATAAACCTTCTTCACTTAGTAAAAATATTTCAGCATGTGAAGTTGCCATACTGAAACTTCCAGTAGAAAGATCTTGAGTCATAACTCTTTCAGGAACTAATAATCCTCTTAATGTTTGTGCAGCCAAATAATTAAGAGCAGCAACAAACATTTCACCACGACGATCATCCTGTAAATAAGTTATTCCCCATTGATTATTTCCATCTTTATTAGCTTCATACGGCAATGTAACTGTACTATTTTCCAACAAATTATGTGATATTCTTAATGCAATATCAGCATTGTCATAATCATTACCATCAACATCTATCCCGCCACCTATAGGGTGTGTAACGACAGTGGCTGGACCTCCTTTTCTCTCAAAATATCTCATCATAAACTGTGTTAATACTTCTTTCCAATACCAAGTTTTATAGACAGCCTTTAAACGAGAAGTTCCAAAGAAATTACCAAATTCATCCCCTACTGTAAACATAAATGTTTTACCAATGTCCAAAGAAACTTCTTGTTTTCCAGGAACAACTTGCCTTATGCCTATGAAATCATCAGTATTTGCATCAGTTCTTATTTTAACAGTAGAAGGATAATGAGCCTTTACTTTTTTAAGAACTTCAGCCTTCCCTCTGAAATGAGTTTTCTTTCTACCACTTTGACTTTGTGAAAATATATCAACTTCCTCTAAATCCCAAACCAATTCATGACTTGAAAAACCAAAATCTATAGCTGTCAACGAAGAAGTTACAAGCCTTCTCCATATTTTTGTCATGCAATATCTCACAAATTCTCTTATATCTACATCTTCGCATTCAACATTCCATCCCAATGATATTATTGGCATTTTTATCATTGCCAATCCTATTGCCACTTGGGGATCATTTTTCATTCTAAAATATGTATCAACAGGAATTGTATCAGGATTATATATTCCAAGAACATCTGCACCAAATGCAGATGAAGTAAGAGGATGCCCATATCTAGTTATTTGCTTATTTAAAGCAGTTTTCTTGAACTTTGCATCTCTTGCTTGAGTGGCAAGATACACTCTCATTTCATCTCTAACTTTTTTATCAACCCCTCTTGCCTTCATTAAAGAAAGCATAGATCTACCACCATCTTCAAAACTTTTATCTCTAAAAAATGTATAGTTAGGATCTATTATTCTTACAATTTGCTGTTTCATACTTAATTAAGAAACTCCTTATGAATTGGCAATGTAAAATCACTATAATGATTTGGCGGAGGTGGAAGTTTCTTATAATCGCTAATTCCACCTATCATTGGAATTTTATTAAAAGTTCTTGAAGGTATTCCAGTTAAAATTCTTTTTGAAATAATTGGTGAGACTAATTTAGTATTAATTAATCTAACTCTATGCATTTGCGCTGGTTCGCCAGCAGAAGAAGCAAGTGCTAATGCCCAAAACATATCACCATGATGCTTCCTTTTTTCAGAAGCATCCACTTCATATTTTATAAGAGCGTTTTCCATAACCTTGCGCTTAATACTATGAATTTGCCTTATCAGATCTCTATTATTTGGAATAGCAATAGCTTGATCTTCAAATCTTAACTTTAAGTTAATTGCAAGTTCACCTTTATTTGGATTAGTAAATTTAACGTCTTCTATTCTACTTCTGAATCTTCTTTTAAGATCCTCAGCAAGATTATCACCTAATCCAGTAGAATCAATTTTTAACAGTTTAATTGGAACATGCTTAAACAATTTTTCCATCATATCAAACTGTTTTTTATAACTCACATTTTTTAGAGAAATTATTAGACGAATTATTTGGAGATAATTTAGACTTGGTATTTCTTCTAGAATTAATATTTCTGACGAATCTTCTTTCCGTCCAACATCATATCCTGCTATTAATCTTTTTGTTACAATATTCTTAGCAATGGCGCGAGAAAGTTCTTCTATTGTTAAATAAGTTTTAAAATCAATTCCTGTATAAACTGGATTTTCATAAATTGGATTATCTCCATACAAATCATCTTCATCTATGTGCGATAACCCCATTAGTGCATCAAATGTACATTGTTTTATTAACTCCATAGGATAATAAGAAACTGATTCATCTATTGCCCTTAACTCGTACTCTTGCTGAAAATATTCTTCAAGCATACTGTTATATGCTTCTACAATGGAATCATTTCCAAACTTAAATACTCTATCTTTTGTCTCTAATAATAAAGCTTCTTCATGAACAGAATCAAAATTTTCTAGAGCATAATCGTTTAAAAAATCAGGATTATTCCACCAATAAATTCTATG